AGGTTTAAACAAAGGGACTTGCATCATTTAATTATTCCCCATGAATTTGGTTTTTCTTTTGGTTTTTCTATTTCTTTGTAATCTCTTTCAAGAATCATTTCTAAAAAATGTATAGCTTTCAAAATATCCTCCCTTTTTCCTTTCAATCTGTGACGACAGATATATTTTATAGCGCATCCCTCAGGAAAAAGCAATTCATTTTCTACAACGAATTTACTTGGTTGGATTTTAAAATTTTGATAGTGTGATCCTCCGTGTTGCTTGTCCCAAACTTTACTCATTTATTTTGAAAATAGTTCTCGATTTGTAATAACATAATTAACAGCTACTGAAACTCTTTCACATTTAGATTTATAGGGATTAACACAGTGTCTTAACGAATATGGAAAGATAAACATGTCTCCTATTTCGGGCGTAAATTCAAGATTTGAAATAGTATATGGTGCAATCTCTCCATAATAAAATGAAATACATCCAGGCCCCTTTGTGGTTCCTTCATATTGTTTTATTTCTTTTTTTAAAAGATCTGGGATATCAAGATATATTACACTAGATAAATCACAGTCTTGGTGTACATGGACAGGATTATAATCTCCAGCTTTCATATAATTAACCCATGCTGATTTTGTTTTAATTTCGGGTTTGATTTTAGAGTTATACCATTGACAATAACCTTCTTGATATACTTTTAAATACTCTTGTAGGATAGTTTGAACCTTACGATGCTCAAGTCCATATTCATCTTTAATATCTCCAGCTAACGTGTGTCTCGTTAATCTTTCCTTTTTTCTATGGCACAATTTTTTAAGAAGTTTTATATCCTTAGGATCTATTTTTATATGAAAAAAATAAGGTCCCCAGAAATAATATTTATAGTTATATGTTTTCATACTTTTAACCATTCTCTTTCTTCACGTGTATCACTTTCTATTAAAGTTATTGGAAAACTACAACTGATTCTTTTATTAGTAAGGGGGATTAACTTATGATAAACTTGTGCAGGGATAAATACATAATCGCCTGTCTTTAAAATTTTTGTATATTTTTTGTTTGAAAAAACTTCTACCCTAAGGGCACCCTCAGATACAACAATCAAATTATGACTAATATCCTTATGTTTTTTAAAGTGTTTTGCTTTTTTACATAAAGAAAAATATATATGACAATCAACACACCTCTTAAAAACTTCTTCTAATTTTTTTGCCACTTCATTTATTTTAAAGTTTGCCCTACTAGCATCCCGTATATAACACGCATATTTGTCTACAAACATTTTAATTAAATGTATGGGCCAACAATTCTCGTCTGTCGCCCAACAATTATTTTTCCAATAGTGGTGTTTTATGAGTGAACAAGGGATAAATCTAGTTGAATTTGTAAAGGGTCTTAAGTTTAATAAAACCTCTAATTCTTTGTACGTAAATAATTTTGTTTTTAATGAACCAAAGCTCACCTGTGTAGGATCTAATTTATTAAACACATTCTTCATACTACGTATACCAAATAAAGTTTAATTCCAAAATAAAATGTCATCAGAGATAATAAAACAAGGTCACTTGAAATATTGTACATTATAGTTTATATCCTTTATATTCTTGTTTTGGTTCTATAATATGTAAATGTTCCTTGGTCCTTGTTGCACCAACATAGAACAATCGATTCTCATCATCAGGATTTTTTTCATAAGACTTCATAGTATTTTCACTAAGGTCGGTTAATAAAACTACATTCTGTGCCTCTCCACCTTTTGCTCCATGTATTGTTGACAATTCGATTCTTGGGTCCTCCTTTAGTTTTTCTCCATTTCTTCTCATTTTTTTTAAATAATTTACATCTCGCTTAGCTGCATTGTCAAATGCTTCAAACCAAGTCAGTCTAGTTTTTAAACCATAGTCTTTTGTAAGTTTATCAATGCCATAATAAGATCCTTTAGTCATACCTTTAAGCATTTTTTTATTGAATTTTTCAGAACTAATATAAGCCGATATTTTTACTAATTGTTCTTGAGTTAATAATTGACCTTGACGTAAGTGTTCCCAGTCTACGACAGCAGAATATAATCCTTTTTCTTTAGTCTTTTTATATTTATTTTTATAGTACCAACCATTTTGATAGATATGGTTTTCTAATTCATTAAGCATGTATTTAGTTCTTGCTAATACTAACCACTCCCCTGAGGACATATCTATTTGTTCAAACTCTTCGTATCTCGATAAAGAACCCTCATGAACTTTAGGTTTCCAGGATTTGTTGATTCGGTTTTTAACTCTATTAATTATACCCATAGCTAAACCATGTACTTTAGCAGGAATCCTATGTGACTGTGTTAATGGAAGCATCTGTCCTTCTTGTGCAATAAAAGAATCTACATCTGCACCAGCCCATCTAAATATAGCCTGGTCATCATCACCAGCTATAAATGAATCAATAGTTTTATTCCAAATGCTTTTAGCCATACCCCATTGCATCAATGAAAGATCTTGCGCTTCATCTATAAATACAACATCAAATTTAGGAGACTTATCTGATTTTATAAAATCTAATATCATGTCATTAAAATCTATTAGATTATTTTCTTTCTTATATTTTTCTAATTCATTAGCAATTGTAATAACTTTATCTCTTTCTAGATCTCCATTATGTTCACCCGAATCATATAATTTTTCAGGAGTGATATTTCTAAGTTTAGCTAGATTAATTAATCTTAAATATTCACTATCTGTAGTAAAAAAACCATTATGGTCATCCTCGTATCTAGCATAACCTATATCTTCTTTAACTCTCTTGCCAAAATCTCTGTAATGACTGTTTTGCATTACGTCTTCCTTTTTAATACCTAATCTTCTAAATGCTAAGGAGTGAAGAGTTCTAAAATAAGGAAGATCATCCTCAGTTAAATTAAATTTTTTTATTGCTTCATCTCTCGCATGATAAGCAGCTTTCTTGGTAAAAGCAAAGTACCCGACTTTATCCGGATCAGTTTGTTTTAAATAATCATCTACCTTATTTAATAAAGTAGTTGTCTTTCCCGTTCCAGGTGGTCCTAATACTATTGTTTTCATTAAAAAGGTGCTTCCTCTTTATATTTAATAGTCTTTTTAGTCTCTTGTTTCTTATCAAATTCTTTTACAGCAAAAACTCTAATCTTTTCTTTGCTAACTCTTTTATTTTCACAACTACATTTTTCTTTTAACATCTGTCCTGTTCTTGAATAACCAAGATCCCATCTTCTACGCATTAAGAATTGATGGTAGAATCTATCAAATACAAAATGGTGATAACCTTCTGAATTCCAAACACCACCCTTAGGTAAATCTAAAGGATTATCTAACTGAGTTCTGTTCAAACAATATTCTTCTAAATGATTATTTAACTGGTCGTCTGTTTTCATGCCAGCTGCTGGTTCTGTAACTTCGGCATTATTTAATAATTGATTCGTAATAAGTACCCAATCTTTTTCTTTTAATGTGGGTGGTCTAAATCTTAATTGTTTCATACAAGCCTCTTGAAATAAACTTTGTTGTCTTAAGTATTTTACATTTTCTAAGTATAATCTTTCTCCGTCTACATTTAGATAGTAGTAAGGATCCTCCAGGTCAATTACCTGAAGGTCGGTTAGCCCAGGAAACATTATATCCTGACCTATACCAAACTTTCTTCTTCGACATAAACTTTTGTCACACATACTACACATAGGTTCGTCATTACATTTATAACCCCATTCTTTTTTCTCGTGCTGTTTTTCTATTATCTGAACTTCCGAATCAGATAGGGGTGAAGACATTGCAGTTGCATTAAATAAAGTAATTTTTGATTTCCAATTGCTAGGCCATTTTTGTTTTGCATAAACACCATAATGAAACAAGGCATTATTTCTACCACCTTCGCCAATTTTATTGGCTGCTAAGGTTTCAATACATGGAGGACCATCACTATATTCTGATTCGGGTCGTTTTATTTCTATTTCTTGTAATTGTTTTAAAGTTTGAACATTTCTTTGATACAACCCATAAAAACCATCAAGACTTGCAGCATTTCCATTTTCAAGAAAAGCATATCTTGTTGTGTTATCACCATTAAAGTAGGGTAAATTTAAAAAGTTTCCTGTATCATCTTGTGATTTTAATTCTGTTTGTTTTGGAAATACTTCAGATCCTCCATATCCCAATATAGCTTTTATTTTATTTAACTTATCTCTCATTAATTTTGCTTCAACATCTTCAGCGGTGAATAAGAATACATGTGCACCCCCACTCTTAGATCTAAAGACAACTAAAGGTAGTTTTAATGATTTTATTTTTGTAATTAATTTTTTATGATCAAATCCTGCATAAGAATCTATATCAATACATCCCCATTTACAGTTATTGTCGTCATTGATTGGAATTACACCTAGACTATCTATGCCTTGTAAATGATTCGTCCAAAGTTTATCTGTGACTGGTTCTCTTTTAACAAAGGATTGACCTTTTATCTTTTCTCCGTTCCCATTTGAAGTGCCTATTTTTGTGACACCATGGGCTCGTTCTAATCCTTTGAATATATTTTTAAATTTATCAATCATATATTATTAGCGGGCGGTCTCCACTCTCGCTTCTCCGCCCACTACCTAGGATTCTATTAGTAAGGTGTTGAATCTTTTGGCTCGTCAGATCCGTGTTTAACTTTCACTAAACCTCTACTGTTTTTTTCAGCAAAGTTTTTAGCAATCGTGTAAATACCTTTATCTGTAACTGGCCCAACTTGAGACACATCCCATCCAAACCATGTTCCTTTGTCATTTGACATGTGAACAGTCTTTAGATTATAAATGTGGCTATATGTTGGTGGTGTAAATAAGCCATTCTTACCTTGAAGCTTAAGACCTAACATCATTGAATTCCATTGTTTACTAATCTTTAACTGAGTAGCCTTCATAGAT